ATGAAGCACTCCGACTTTCACATTGGCCTCGAATTTCTCGGCCGCGCCGGATTCCTTTGGCACTGCACCGACGTCGGCACCTGCACCATTGTCGCAGTGTGTCTCGATCATGAAGATCCGAATTGGTATCGCGGGCCGCCATACGTCGCGACAGAAGAGGTGTTTGACGAACGTGAACTGGAGAATTGCCACCTGAATGACGATGACACGCTTCGCGCGGCGATCGTCGACGCCGACACGTCGGACCATCCCGGGTACCCTCACGACATTGTCAGCCGCATGATGCGCACCCGCCGTGAATCTGACTTCCCGCCTTCACATAAGGGCGTGCTGCGCTTCGATCGGCGCGCGCCCGATGGCGAAATCGTCCATCCGTATGCCGGCCGTAGAGAGGGCGAGCAATGGTTCATCTTGCTTTACCGGCCGTTCCCGCAGACGTTCGACGAAATGCCGGAGCGGGAGTTCATTGCACTGCCGATTGCGACGGCCGCTGACGTACGCATTCGAGCTGATCGCCACGCGCCTGGTGAGGTCGTTCAGTTGCTATAATCGCCAGCCAAAATAACGGCACACCGTTGCCGCACGAGAGTATTCCGAGAATTCAAGCCGACTCTTAAAAGGAGCAAGCGTTTATGCAAAACGCAAAAAACGAGCACCAAGGAAATGCTGAGCCAGTCATCGAGAAATATCATCCGTTTGCGACGGAGGGCTCGACTACCGAGCGCGGTGGGCGAGTCGCTCACGCGAGCAGCGGCGCAAAAATCGCCGATCTGACCATCGCCCGTGTCGGCGACAAGGTTGTCTACGAGGACGGAAGCGAGGCTTACATCATCGACGGGGCAGGCTTTGCAGCCGTCTACTTGGATAAGTCGCTTGCGCTTGTCGGCAGTCGGTTGAGCAACGGCGATAGGGTTGTCAAATCCTTGCATAACGGCGCGGGCATCAATGAGCGTGCCGGGAAGCCCATCGAAGGGCTGTTCGACCCCGACTATGTACCCCCGCCTGCGAATACCGAAGCGCTTCACTGAGGAGGCGCGATGCAACGATATTTTCTCGCGAAGGGTGATCGCGCCGGTGGCGCGGTCATTGTCGAGGGCTTACCCACGAGCACGTATCAAGGCGCGGACGGAGTGCGCGTCGAGTTGTCGACCGTCTACATGAAGACGTGGTGCGACGCTTGTAAGAAGGACGGCTACATCTCGCCACGTGGCCCGCGCCATGCGGGCACCGCCGAGAACGGCCTGCAGCACGCACTCTCGGGTGACGTCAACGCTTGCGGCTGCAACCCTCCGCCGGTCTTCCAGGTCGTTCGCACGATGTCCGAAACCATCGGCGACGGCGACATCGCGCGGATGAGCCCGGCTGTCGCTCGATTTTCGGCTGAAGACTCGTCGGAAGATGCTTGGCATTGGATCGGTTTTTCCCTGCGCGACGAGGGGAGTTACGAAGGAATGCGCTGTGCAGCGCACTTCGCGGACGGCTCGGTCGAGACGGGTGCTTTCGACGCACAGAATACCGTGAGTTTCGCTCGGCCCAATGGCAGCCCATGCACGAACGTCGAAATCTCGGAGGACAACGACGGCACTGCGTGCTCAGCCACGGAAGCCTTGCTGGCCGCAATTTTCGATCGGGAATCGCAAGGCGACAGTTTTCCCGCAGACGCACGAGGAACGCTATGACTGGAACCCAGACGAGTCAGGCATTCAACGGCACATATCAGACGAAGCACGAGCACGCCCTAGATGGTGCCAACATCTTGCGGTCGGCTCGCGAAGCGTTGGAGAGTGCGGGCGTGTATTTCGGGGCGCAGGCGATTACCGATGCGCAGACTCGGACACGCTATGCCGAGGGCATTCGAAGGATGTCCCAGATGGTCCAGGACGAGGTGAGCGCGGGGAAAATGACGGCCGCCGAGGGAGCGGCGTTTTGCCAACAAATGCGTAACCGGATCATGGAGGAAACCCGGAAGGCGACTTCGCCGCAAGGGCTTCCGTTTGCGCAAGCTAAGAAGCTAGACGGCCGGTCACTCGATTGGTTGCTGGATCGGTATTCGCAGAAGCTGTTCTCCAAGCCCTTTTCCAGTTTGTCCGCCGCGGAGCGAGATAGAGCCTACTGGGCCGTGATCGAGGCAGCCGGCCATAACAATGCGTCGGTGACGGCGAAAGTTGCGAGGCTGCGCATTGCCGGAAAAGTCGGCATCTTGATTACTGCTGCCCTTGCCGCTCATGAGATTGTTGCGGCTGACAACAAGGTAACCGAGACGGCCAGGCAGGGAACGATCATAGAGGGGGGCGTACTCGGCGGGTTTATCGCAGGCGTGGCCGTGTCACCGGTATGCGGCCCCGCTGCTCCGATTTGCGCGATTGCGGTCTTGCTGATCGGATCGACCGCGGGCACTGTTGCGACTCAGAGAGCTTTCGACACTTATGAAGACGAGCTCAGGGAGTTCCAAGCATGGCAGATGCGCTGAGCCAGGACGATCGGGAATTCATTTGGGAGGTGATGTCGGAGTTCTTCGTGGACACCGAGGTCGACTATGACCGCGAAGCGAGACGCCTCAAAAAATTTCCACGGGGAACCCTGCGAGAGATCTTCTTTCGGGAGGTAGCACCAGTCTGTGGCCCAAACTTCCTGACGCCGGTTCCGCCGATTTGGCAGGGCTTCGATGCCGACGAGCTCAAGCGCGAAATCAATGAATTGCTGGCTCGCAGGAAGAAGTCCGTTGCACGTCGACTGCTATGCGAGGCCAACATCTCGTTCTATCGATTTTGGCTCAAGGACGTGTGGAAGAAGGTCGAGACAGCAATCGAAAAAAGTCCTGAGGAGCCAGGAGGAAACGCGCCCCGGTGAGGTCGCACTACTATCCGCAGGTGGGCGCGCAAAGCGCACGCTCGCTTGAGTATGGAGCACTGCTCCACGATACTTGGCGCATGCGCGCCCCGCCGGCCGGTAGCCGTGACAACCATATATTTCGGGGAATCTCCATGTTGGTAATAAAGCTAATTATCATCGCGGCAGCCATCGCGGGACTCGTTCTTGCCATCACCAAGTTCAATCAGCACTGCACCGCGAAGTTCGGCCACGCGTTCTTCACGAAGACGGCTTTCTACATCACGGCCGCTGCACTTGGTCTGCTGGCCGTCGGTAATATGTGGAGGCATTCGGCGATCCAGAGCCATGGCGACGCGCTGAACGGCATTGTGGTGATGGTTGTTGGTGCGTTGCTCGCTTGCTGGCTTGTCTACGTGAACATCCGCCGTACCGACGCCGCGTATGGCATCGGCGGCTCGGTCGTACAACTCGGCCTGTTCTCAGTCCTGGCGTGGGTGTGGCTACCGCTGATGGTCTTGGGCCTCATCGGCCAGTTTCTCCTTCTGATGACCGCGAAGCCTGTGTACGTCGTCAATCGCTGAAGCCCAAGGTGTGGCCCGCAGGAGCGCTGAACATGCCCAGCATGACAGATATTTCCGGATCTCTTGTTTGCCTTCGTCTGGGGCATCGGCCAACCGGAGACAGCCACCATATATGCACTGACTTGTCCTGAGTCGCTAGATGTCGGCAAGTCAATGCGATGGCTCGACATCGAGTCCTGGATTCAGCGCGGTCGATACACAACGACCGCCCCCAGCGAGAGGCTTCTCAACCTTCTATCACGATACGAGGTTGGGCCAGGGACATGGAAGAGTCGATTAGCCTCGGCGCTTCGCTGCGCGCAGTCACCCGAAAAATAGCCTCGACAGTCCAGACGGGGATATAGCGCCGCGAGACCGATGATTCTCTCTTTTCGATCAATGACTTAACGCCATTTTGGCGAAAAATTTGCGATTATGCTCAGCACCGGATTATGCGCAGCGACACGAGTTCGATTCTGGTGCGGCTTCGTGACGCGCGGTCCGACGTCTGCGGCCGGGTGGCAACGCTTCGCATGATGTTCTGAACTTCTTCTACCGGCCATGGTGGCCGGCAGGAGAAGAAGAATGTCACAGTCGCGCCCACGATCGGGCAGGCCTACCCCCGCAGCGCTCCCGGCGCCAAACGCTGAAGTCGCTCAGTTTCTCGATGAGTTCGACGCTTTCCTCGACGCCGTCCGTGGTCTGGCGGGCGGCACACGCCGGAAGTATGTCCGGTTCGTGAGGCACTTCCTGCACGATTGGATTTCGGACGCTCCACTGCAATGGCAGCACTTGTCAGCGGATGCGCTTCGCGCGTTTGCATGCCACGAGCTTTCGTCGACGACACGACGACCGTCGAATGCGCCATTCGTCGCGCTGCGGGCCATGCTGCGCTTCCTCGCCGTAAAGGGGATGATCGCACCGGGGCTTGAGAGTGCCGTCCCGCGAATTCGGCGCTGGCGCCACGCTACGCTGCCGGCTTGCCTGTCGACCGATGAGGTCGACCGAGTAATCTCAATGGCTGCGAGCGGCGATACGCGCCAGCCACTGCGCAATACGGCGATCGTCCTCCTGCTCGCACGATTTGACATAACATGAACACTCCTTCCCCCATTATTCAGCGCTGGCGCGGCTTCTGCGGGGAAGGGCGTCACAAAATTTGTGACAGCGGCCGACGCGTTCTTAGGCGTCATCGAATAGATCGAAAGTCCAAGGATCACGGTCGCGGCTACCCCGGCCGCGCGGAGTTTTCCCAGGGCGCGCTCCCACACTGCGGCGGCTTTGCTTTGGTCCAATGTGGCTTCGACCTGCGCGACCGTTTCAAAGATCGGTAGCTCGGCCATTTCTGCGAGTAGAGCGATCGTCGTCGCATCGGGTTTGTACGTGCCTTTGCGCCACTCCGAAAGCCGGTTTTGGTGTACGCCAAGGCCATCTGCGACCGCGCCCAGCGTCTTTTTCTTGCGCTTCGCTGCGTCTAGAAGTTCTGCTATTTCCATACGATTCCCCTTGACAGTTCACGGCATGCCGTGAAATATTCCGGCTCACGGGTGGCCGTGAATGTTCACGGCTATTCGGCAAGGCGCAGTCTATCAGTTTCGGCGCAAAGGTAAACGGGGGGATGCCGTAACGCGGGACGGCGTGCGGCACGTCGCGAGGTCAGATGAGGTTGAGGGCGTGGAAGAACATGTATGCGCCGATGCAGATACCGACGGCGCCTGCGGGCATTAGGTAGATGGCGTGGTCACGGAGCTTGAAGCCTGCATAGAAGGCGGTCCACCCGATGATGCCGAGTGCGAGGCCGCTGAAGCCGTGCATAGCGGGATTGAGAAGTGGTGAGTAGTCGATTGTTTGCATGGTTCTTATGCGTTTTGGCCCGGAAGGAGGTTTCTGTGTCTGTTGTTTTGCTTCGCGATTTGGCGACGATGCCGGTCCATGAATTTATGGCGCAGCTTGGTCACGCGTTGGCCGTGGCGTTACCTCTGGCCTCGTTCGAGGGGACGTTCGCGGCCTTGGTCGTGTTCGAGGGGCTTCGTGTTTTGTGTCGGGTCCTCCATCGCGCTGGGGTGAAAAAGGTCGGATTGTAGAGCACCTCGTCAGCCTTGGCGCTGGCCGTGGAGGGCGTGTCAAGGCTCGCGCAGCGACCCCGAAGGGGCTTGGCCTTGACGCGACTGGAATGGCTCTACGCTCGGGCTAAGGGGGTTGGCGGTGTATGCCAACCCCCGCGAGCCTCCCGGCGGCGAGGGTGGGGTGTGGGGCGACGCCCCACGGTTTGGAAGGTGGCTTTGCCGTGCGGCTAATGCCTCGGAGTACGGCGATTTTGAGACGGGGTTAGCAGTGTCTGCATATCAAGTGCATGCGTACACGCTTCACGGCGCGCGAGTGGCGACCGTTGAAGTCCGAGCACGCGACGGCCAGAAGGCGCGCGACAAGGCGCGCACGCAACTCTGTCGCCAGGGGCGCCAGCCGAATCGGCTGACGCTGGTCCCCGTTCAAGTTATCAACGCATAGGCCATGGGCAAACTTAAGAACGCGTCTCTTGCTGAATCTGTTAGTACTCCTAAGCGCCTTCTCGCGCAGAGCACCGCCGCGTCCGCCCGCAGGTCCGAGGACGGACGCGGCGGCGCTTTGCGCGATGCCCCCCCCCGTACTAACAGGGGGGAAATGGAAAGAGCGCCGCTCGCGACAGTGGAACGGTTGCAGATTGTCATTACCGAGTCGGGCGAGATTAAGACGATCGCGGTGCGTGTGCCGTGTGGCGATCAAGTGGCGATGATTGACACGTTGCGCTTCACGGTGAGCGAGCAGACGTTTTGTAAGACGGCGGGTGTTCAGTTGGTCGGTGACGATGAATTCATGCTCGAAGCAAGCTCAGTGCTGACGGGCATCTTCGGTTTCGGAGTGACAAGGGATTTGCACGTAAAGCGCGACTTCTACCTTGCTGCATGGGAGCTTGGTGATGGTTATGGCTATGTCGCGATTGGCGGCGCGAGTCAACGTGGAACCATGCTGGTGAATCTTACCGGCCAGGGGTGCCTAGCCGCGAAGGTCGGATGGGAGGGGCGGTTGCATGATTTCCTTTCGAACACTGCGGCGCGTCCGACGATTACGCGGGTAGACCTTGCGCACGACTGCATGCAAGGCGAGTACACGGTCGATCAGGCCGATCAGTGGTACGACGATGGGCTATTTACGCTCTCGGGTCGGCGTCCTGGTCATGAGCATCGGGGCGACTGGCGCAACCCGACTGGCAAGGGCCGAAGCCTATACGTTGGCAGTCGCAAGAACGGAAAGATGTGCCGCGTGTACGAAAAAGGCATGGAACAGGGCGACGAAACGTCGCCGTGGGTCCGGTTCGAGGTCGAGGTTCGCAACGACAAGCGTGTGATTCCTCTAAACGTCTTGATTGATCCGTCCGGGTATTTCGTTGGCGCATATCCGTGCCTTCGGTTTCTCGATAAGGGCCGTACGCCGGAGCGGATTGAGATTAAGCGAAAGGCCGCTGAAATTAACGTCGATGCGAGCTTGCAAAACATCTTGAATTCGTACGGCAAGTACGTCGCTGTACTGCGTCCGCTGCTGGGCGACGAAGCCCTTCTTGATTCGATTACGAGCAAGTCCGGCGAGTGGCCGCAGCGGTTGAAGGTGCCCGATTACGAACTGTGTGAGCGACCGGTGCATGAGTACGCGCCGTTGCGCTCGTTCAACGATTTAGACCCCTCTGGCGACGGCTGGGCAGAGGATCAGGTGTCATATCCGGCCAATTCCATGAATGGAGCAAACGATGAAATTCTCGAGCGCGGTGAAGGTGTTGGGCATGAAGTCGAGCAAGGGCACGATGGAGAACGGGACGGCCTTCGATAGCACGAAGGTGTACACGGAAACGGCGCTGGATGATTCCAAGGGCACAGCCAAGGGGTTCGCGGTCGCCGAGTTCACGCTGGGCTTGTCTTCGGAGTTTGACAAGTATCGTCATCTGCCGTTTCCGTTCGACGCCGAAGCGGAGTTCGAACTGGTGACGAATGGCAAGACGCAGAAGACTGTCATGCACTCGCTTACGCCCCGCACGATGTCGCGCTCGGCCCCTGTGAAGTCGTAACTATGAGCGCGGCCTCGGTGTACGTCGTACAGGATTTGGCTTCGGGCGAGTTCCTGTGCCCTCGCGATGGCGATGTGGGTTTCACGTCCCGGCTCCGTGAGGCTGGCGGTTTTGGGGACGCGGAGGAAGCTTTTCAAGCGGGGCTTGACCACTGTGACGGCGAGTTCGACGTGGTGTCGCTGGTCTTCGTGGCGCGCAACTTAACTCATTGAGGCGTGATCGATGAGTACGGGCATTGATGTAGCGGTGTGCATGTCGGACGCTCCGGCATCGGGAGTTGACGCGATTCTCGTGGCGGGGCGTGCGGTGAGCTGCACGGCAAGCGATGGCACGGCGGGCGCATTAGGTGTGTTGCATCTGGCGTTGGTCGACAGTACGTCGTCCGACGCGTTTGATTACTCGCAGGTGGCTGGGTTCTGGGGCGCGGCGTTTGTCTCGGTGGTCGGCCTGTACTTCGCGAGCAGGGCTATCGGTGCGATCGTGGATTTTGTACGAAATCACGGGTAGGGACGGTCCGGGCGTTTCCCGGTTTTTGTTAAACGATGAGGTGAAGAAATGTCGAATGCGGTTTTGGTGCGCGTGGGTCGCTTGGTGAAGGTTGCGGCGGCGGTCGTTGGCGGGGTCGTGGCGGTATCGGCGCACGCGCAAGCGAGCGGTGTGGACTACACGGGCCTGACGAGTCAAGTCGATTGGTCGACGACGACGGCGGCGGTGATGGCGGTGGCGGGCACGTTGGTCGTGCTGTACATGGCGATCAAGGGCGCGAAGATCGTGCTCGCGATGGTCAAGGGCCGCTAGCGCGTCGCGGTGTGATGAGGGCGGGCCTTCCGGGGGTCCGCCTTTTTTTTGCGCGGTCGGGGGCGATATGGATGTCAACAGCGCTTGGTATTTGATGTGTTTCGCGTGGGGCTTGGTGTCGGCCTGGGCCGTGATCATGGGTCTAGGGGGCTGATATGCGAGTGCACGGCGTGATGGGTTGGGTGCTTGGCCTCGGCGCGGTCTGCTGGTTGCGTTTGAGGTGGGTCCTCGTTGGATTGGCGTTTGTGCCGGGTGTGGCTTGGGCCACCGCTAACCCTGCTAACGTCGGTACGACGATGGGCCGCTTAGTAGATAGCAAGGCGGCGGCGTTAGGGTTTGGATCGACCGATCCTCGCGTTGCGGCAACGAGGTCGGCGATTTCGGCTGAGGCGCATTCGCTGCTTGAGGATGTGATTGCTAACACGGAGTTGTCTACGATTTCGTCTGCGACCGAGTCGGCGTTAGCTTCAACTGCGGCTGCGACGTCCTGGGCGGCGGCTGGGTTGTTTGCGGGGGTAGGCGCGCTAATGGGGGGTCTTCCTCAGCCGTTGGCCGATGGTTCGGTCGATCAATGGACCGTGAACAGCGATGGGTCGGTCACGATCTCTGGCAATCCGCACGTGGTTGGCGGTTCGGTATCGCCGTTTCCGCCTCTTGTTGTTGGTGGGTCCGCGTGGTGTGTCTACCAGGTTTGCGGTAGTAGCGCTCAAGCGGCTGCGCAAGCTTACGCTCAGGACGCGAATGCGGGCGGGGCTGCCTATGACTGGGTTGTCGATTCATGTACTGCGGTGACTTCGGCATCGGCAAGTTGCACATTCGATCTGGAGGATAAGTCCACTGGCGTTGTGGAGAGTACTACGTCGATCGGCCCGGGATTGAGTGGGTCGGCATGGTCGCAGAGCGCTTGTTCGTCGGGGATGTGGCACGACAGCGGGTGTATGGCGTACGTTGCTCCCCCGCCTACTCCGGTTGAGACGCAGACCTTGCCTCTGGATCAGGCGATCGCAGATCTGCCCGCGAGCGATGAGGATATGCCAGTAGGGTCGCCGTGGATGGCCGATTTGACTGATTCGCTTTGGCAGCAGGCGGCGTCTCAGGCGGGCTACCAGGGCTTGCCGTATCCGTCCGATAGTCCGATTAGTAGTTCTGACGTGGGTTCTATCCAGTCGTTGGACCCGTCTAGTTATCCGACAGTGGGCGACTTGGTGGCCCCCGGCGCGGATGGGTCGAGTACGGGGTCGCAGACCGGGTCCACAAGTAGCCCGTATGGTGTGTCTGATCCGTCAGCGGCTTCCACGCCGGCGGCAACGAATCCGGGCAGCGGTCCGGAAGCGAACCTTGGCCCTGATCCGGGTATCGGCTTACCGACGTTGGAAAGCATTCCGACTGCAGCGCAGATTCTTGCGCCGTTGCTCAATTTGCTGCCTGACTTCCGAAGCTATGCGGTGCCTGCGCATACGGGCACGTGTCCACAACCGTCGTTCACGTGGGCGGGCACTACGTACACGTGGACCAAGCACTGCGAACTTATCGAGCAAAACCGGTCGTTGATTTATGGGGCGTTCGTGGTCGTGTTCTCTCTGGCTGCGGCATTGATCGTGTTGACTGCATAGGGGCGGGGTCATGTTTGGAATTGTGTTGAGTGCGTTGAACGTCGTGCTCGGGTTCGTGTTGCGCTCGATCATCGTTAAGTTCGTCGCGTATTTCGCTTTGTGGTTCATTACGACCGAGTTCATCGCGGTCCTTCAAGGCGCGGGTATCTTGCCTACGGCGGCGTCGCTGACGAGTGCGTTAGGTGGCATGGGTAGTGCGATTTGGTACTTCCTCGATCTGTGTGCGTTCAGCTACGGTTTTCCCGTGGTGCTCTCGGCGTTGGCTGCGCGTTTCATCATTCGCCGCATTCCAGTGATCGGGTGAGGTCATGGCGATTACGGCTTACTGCGGAGTGATGGGTTCGGGGAAGTCGTACGAGGTGGTATCGGGGCCGCTGCTCGATGCGGTCGCGTCTGGGCGTCGGGTGATTACGAACGTCGATGGGATCAGCGAGGACGCGATACATGCGTATCTGCGGGATACGCGCAATGTGCCGTCGTCTCGCTTGGGTTCGATCGTGCATGTGCGGACGGACGACCTTAAGCGCGATCACTTTTTCCCGGTTGAGGTCGAGAGTTCGTCGGGGGCCACGGTCGAGCCGGGGTTCGTTCAGGCTGGCGATTTGTTGGTCGTCGATGAGGCGTGGAAGCTGTGGGCCACCGATCAGAAAATCTCGAAAGAGCATATGTCGTTTTTTCGCATGCATCGCCACTTCGTGCACGGCGATACGGGCGTCGCGTGCGACGTGATTTTGATGATCCAGAGTATCGGCGATCTGCATCGCTCTATTCGGTCGGTGGTCGAGCTTTCCTTTCGCATGGTCAAGCTGAAAAGTCTCGGCTTGTCGAAGGGCTACCGCGTTGAGATGTACGAAACGGGCAAACAGACGAAGGCAACGCTGACCGGTACGTTCGTTCGCAAATACAAGAGCGAGATTTTCCCGCTGTACAAGAGCTATGCAGGCCAGGACGGGGCGGGGCGTGAGGCGGTTGTCGATAAGCGCCAAAACGTGCTCGCTCGGCCCATGGTGTGGGTCATGGTGGTCGCCGGTGTATGTGTGGGTGTCGGGGGCCTTTGGTGGTCGTGGCGATTTTTTCACGGCTCGGGTGTCGGTGCGCCGGGCACGCATACCGGCGCAAAAAAACCTGCGTCGAGCGGTGCGGCGGCGTCTGGTGCTGCGGGCGCTGGTGGTTCGGCAGGGGGCGTACCTGCTCGGCCGGCCGTGTCGTCGGCGTGGCGGGTTGCCGGTAGTTATGTCGCCGGCGGGGTCGGTTGGGTGGTGCTGGCCGATGGCAATAATCGGTTGCGTGTCGAGTCGTCGTCGGCGTTTGTAGGGTCGGGCGTGTCGCGCGTTGGGGTAGTCGATGGCGAGCGGGTTGCATCGTGGTCGGGTTCAGAGCCAGTGAAGGGTCTGCCGGTGCCGGGGGTGGGTAAATGA